ACTGGGTCGTGGATATGCCCAAAATGCATGGCGGCAATACCGATGGATAATTATGAGTGCCGATGTGGATACCAAAGGACGATGCCCGAAATACAGGAAAGTACAAAGGAGTATACCCTTAAAAAAGTGAAAGAAAGAAAGCCTTTAACGCATGGGGAAAAACTAAAAAGAAGACTTAAATTCTTTGAACTTGAACAAAGAGACAAGGAAAACGGATATAATCTCTGGCACTCTTGCATTAAGTACTCAAAGCTATATGACGGTAAAAAACCTCACGAGGATGGAATACTCGACAAGAAAGAACTGGCCGAGTACTGGAGGGCAAGAGCCAAGAAGAAAAAGGGATCTGACACAACATGATGTATGTTAAGCGTTCAAATGCGATCAGGACACACAATATGTTGACCTAACACAAAAAAAAAGAACAATAGTATTACAAACTTAAAAGAAAATATCGTAAAATCAAAAACTCATTATCAAGCAAAAAAGGAGCAGGAATGAAGCGACAAATCGACGAGTCTAAGGTAGCCAACTTTTTCAACATTATTTGCGGAGAAGAAAACAGGCTCAGAGAAGTTAGGGTTTTCGAGAGAGGCGGCAACAGAAAAGCCCCCAAAGGCAGCGGTTATTTCAATAAAGACAACCTTGACCTTTTAGTCGCGGAGATGAAAAGGCTTTATGACTGCGATTTTTATGTGACCTTCAACACACCAAAAGACGGCAAGGCTGAGGGTGCTGTTGGTCAAATCAAAGGCGGATACGCTTGCGCCAAAGAGGACATGGAGACAATCAACTACATTTTTATTGACGTTGACCCTGAAAGGCCTTCTGGTGTTTGTGCTACAGAAAAGGAAAAAGACTTCGCAAGGCAAGTAGCGAGCAATGTTCAAGACTATCTTTCCGCACACGGTTTTCCAGACCCTGTCATGATCAATGATTCCGGCAACGGATATCATATTTACTACAAGTGCCAAATCCCTAACGGTTCCATCTCAGAGGCCATTGGAGATCTTTTAAATGTTTTATCGTCGAGGTTTTCAACGAACGAGGCCAAAATAGACACAAGCGTTAAGAACTCAAACAGAATAACAGGGATTCCTGGCACGTGGAACATGAAGGGAGAAAGCACCGAGGATAGGTCTCACAGGCTTAAGGATATCTTGGCCCAGGACGAGGACGCAGGACTTGTAACGGCTCCGATGATTGAGAAATTTACAAGCATGAGACGAGACATCGAAGCGCTTCATCACCCAAAAGCGATCCTCAAAAGCTCCGCCACACTTGATGAGATAGAGGAAAAGTCAGGAATATCAATCGACAACAAGGGAAACCCTTTTAGTCCGGCAAAAAATGTTTACAGATTTAACTGCCCAGAGTGCGACAACAGCGATTCGTCTGGAGTTCTTATAAAAAACAGTGATGGCTTTGTTTATTATTGTTATCACGAATCATGCAATACCAGCACCATGCAGTTCGCTAAAAAATACGGCATACAAATGAATGCGGAATCCGTACCGCAAAATGAGGAAGAGCGCTCTTTGACGAGGGTGTGGGGACCAAAGAAATATAACGGCCCAATGGGGTTAAGGCTTCCAAGAAACTATGAGTGGTGCCACGAAGAAGGCTTTTTAAAGTTTGTAGACATAGGGTCAAAGGGCGTTAAGGAGATAACCTCTCAGCCCATATACATAGCGGCTGTCTTAAGTGATATCGAGAACAAAACAGAAAATGCTTTGATTTGCTACTGGAGCAGAGGTCGATGGCATCAGGTCATAGTCCCAAGGGAGGATATCGCCAACAGACAAAAGCTGGTTGGCCTAGCCGCTTTCGGTCTAAGCGTAAGCTCCGACAATGCTACATTTCTCACTGGATACTTGCGACGGTTCTTGGAGGAGAACGAAGAAGAGCTTAAGTTCGGCGCTACAAGCA